CAACTCCTATGTGAATGCCCATATTAAACCCTTATGCGGCGCTTGATAAGCCCTGATATTTACGGTTTAGGATACGATCAACTTTGTTATAATTCATATTAACATCCTTGTATAAGGAGTTGATTTGATTGGCAATCTTCCTGCATCCAAGACCTCTTTTGTGAAGTCTTCTTATGGTTTTAAGAATTTTCTGCTCTTCTTCGTCCTCGATCAGCTTGCTTCTCATCTTGTTGCCATGCTTTTCTCGAACCTTACGATAGCCGAAAGGCACGCTGCCGCCGATAGAGTAGCCGCGAGAGGCCCAGTCAATCTTTCCGTCTCCGAATCGATCCTTAATGGTCGAATGCTCAATCTCTGCAACCGCTGACAGAACCATAAGCATGATCTTATTAGCCATTTCCGCCATATCAAATCGAGACCTAAGACCTTTCTCGCTCGCAGGCTTGGGGTAGACAATCGGCATTTCCCCGAACTGCTCGCAAAAGAACAGTGTTATACCGCAACCCTCAAAGTTTGGGATCATGTTTAGAAGGTCATTCGTCGATCTCGACAAACGGTCCAAGCGAGTGCAAACCACTACGTCAAACTCGTCCATCGTGTCAGTTAGAGCTTTCGATGCAGGGCGTTCGAGTATGGGGTTAAGTCCAGAAACGCCGTCGTCTATGAACCACTCATCGACTCCTCGGTTGTACTTGGATCTGACAAACTCTTCGATATTCTTCTTCTGAGTCTCAAGAGAAATACCGCTCTTAACCTGCTCCTTCGTCGAGACCCTAACATAGCCGTAAATGCTGTTGACTTGTTTTATTGGGTTTATGCTCATTTTACGCCTCCAGTGTAGCCGTATTCGACAAGTTCCTCATGCAACCGTTTCCAGTCTATATCAAGAGGCTTTCGATCTTCCGCTCTGTCAGCAAACATCACGCTCCCATCCTTGACCAGTTCAACCGCTCGGTACATCTTGGGTACGCCATCGTAAACAATATCAATATCGTGCTTCAAGCAACCTCTGCGAACTCGGTTGTAAAAAACTTTTTTCTCAATAGCGTTCATGCAGCCCTCCAAGCTTTTTCATTACGATCCTCGATGAAAGCCGCCCAGCACTCCTCTGCTGCCTCTGAGGTAGAAACCTCTCTAGCAGCCTTGGCAACCAACTCGCCAAGCTCGTTGTTGGTATAAGTTGCCATGTTCACAGCCGCTCGCACTGATATCTCGCAAACCTTTGCTACCCTTTCAAATATTGCTGGTAATGAGACCGCTTCCTTTGGGTTGATCCCAGACCTAGTGGCGAATATCGCCATCTCTTTGTACAATTCTTCTTTGCTCATTATCGTGCTCTGCCTTTAAGTAACCTGTGAATAGTTGACGCTTCAGATTTTTTGATTCGCTTGTCTTTACGAATCGCCTTCTCTACTGCTTCCTTGTTGTACTCCGCCATATCGCTCCTCCTTTTTGATTCAATAGGACTATACCTCACCGCGTGTCGTTATGCAACACTTAATCTATCGAAGTATCTATGTATAAGTAGTTGCACAAAGACACGGGGGGTGGTACAATTACGGTGTAATCAAAAGGAGGTAGCCATGGAAAGGAAAAAGATTAACGGCAAGTACGTTAACGACATGGGTTGTTGTGGGATATTTGCTGCGGCAATCGTCATGGGACTAGAGCCAGAAGATGTTTTTAACGATTACAAGCGTATGTTCAAAAAACGCGGCAACTGGAAGGGCAGCACCTACAGAGGAGAGCTTTCCCTCTTCATGCGAGAAAAATATAGGTCTGAGCTAGATCTTGAAGAGCATAAAAACAAAACTGTTGCTAGGTTTGCGGCAACGGCAGACCCAAGCGATACATACTTGGTTTACATCAGGGGTCACGCGATGGTGCTTTCAAAGGGTCGATTGATCGATCAGAACCATGATGAAGACTGGCGAACCATGCGGCACAGCGGCAAAAAACTTGAGTACACCTATAAGGTTTTAAACGGTGCCGAGCTGCCAGAAACGCCAGTTAGCGGACCTTTAACTACTGAGGAAAGAGCTGAAGAGGTTGTTGATAAGCTCATCAAGTATCGAAATGAACTGAAGAAGGTTTCTGAGAAGCTTGGCATCGATATAGAGAAAATGATCAACATCAGCGGGAATGAGTACGAACTGGTTGGCTATAAAAAGTCTGCTAAGAAGTATCCTTTCTTGGTCGTTAACAAGAAAACCAATGAGTTCGCTAGAATGTCAAAGTTCACAGTCATTCGGAATCTATCGAAGGCTGCATAAATTTATCAACAGAGGTACAACCATGGCGAAGATTACGATTGAACTAGACCAACAGGACGCCGAGCGCGTCTTAGAGAACCACGACAAGATTGTCGAGCTACTCACCGCGATACTCAAGGAGCTGAAAAAGGATGGAAAAGTATCTCGAAACAATTGATCGCGTGATGTTTCACATGAAACATAAGTCTCTGATCGAACAAGAAAAAGCTGTGAAGTCAGCCTTAGACCAAGATCATGGCGCTGGCCCCGAGGCTAAATACATTTTTAAAATTTGGAAGGAGAATAAAAATGATTGAGGACAATATATACGAACTTGAAGAGTTTGTTACCAGCGGTAACAGATCTGAATTTGTAAAAACAAGATCCTGTGCCCCGGAACACTTCGATGAGATTATGGAGCGCAGGATGAAAGTGCTGGCCGATAAAGGCGTTTACTTTCACCTCTACCGGCGGTGCGGGGATGTCAGAGAGATTCTTCGCTAGTTACCATTCAAAAAAGGCTTAAAAGCAGGGTCGGACGGGTCAAAAAACTGGTTCGACGCTGGCATTTCCGGTTGACCTAAACCGGCTAATCCTCGCCCCCCTCCTTGCGCAATCGGTCCAGAACTCGGTTTAACACCCCCCGCATTTGCGGACTCTGGGCGTAAAGCTCCCCCATTTCGTCGGCTGTCCCGTAGTCGAAGTTCTGTGCCTTCAAAGACTTCTCTTGTGTCTTCGAGTAAAGCCCTTGGTTGCTCGATCGGGGCTGTGTTATCGATTCTCGTGTAGCCATCTGCTATCCCTTCCTCTCGTAAAATATCATAATTTTTGGACGGGTTGTCACCAACTTCGTCTAAGTATTTTGCCGGTATGATTCGACCAGTTTTTGCAAAGCGGCCATACATGCGAATCCTAGCGTCTGCTGCAGGAACCACCACATCAACAACATCAACCTCATAACCACGGTCCTTGAGAGTCTTGATCTGGGTTCGCATCTTACCTAAATCTTGCCCAACCGTAGGAATGACAATGTTGTCACCCTGCTCCATAGCGATTTCTTGAACCAATTCAATGATAGCCTTGGACTCAGAATGAACCGCATTAGCGCCAACACCCCCGCCGTACTCAGGCAATAACTTTTTCGCTTCATCTGGATCGATAATCGTCGCGTCAAACTTTCTGGCAATCGGATTTGCAATCGTGGACTTACCAGAAGCCGGTGGACCCAAAATAATAACTGCTCTCTTAGTGGCGTCCGGTGAGTTTGTCACGGGGCCGGGGTAAGGGATCTTGTCGTCATCAAAACCAAGGCGTCTAGCCCTGCGGTAAAGCTCTTCAACCGCGTCGTCATACCCGACAACTTCCACGTCGCCAAAGTTGAATGGGCGGGAATCCATAAAGTCTCTTGTCAAAAAATCTTCGCGCAAAGAAGTCTCGGGGATGTCGCCCATCTGCTCAAGAGATCGCTTTACAACTGGGTGAGCGTCAGTGGCAGCTTGGAATTCAGGGTCGTAATAGCGCGACTTATCCGCCATCATGCCTTTGAAATCTTCCATCTCATCAGCAAACCGAATCGCATCCTCTGTCACATCCTCTACAGACTTGACCTTTCCTAGCGCCTCAATGCCTTTCTGAACAGCTCTAGGTACGCTTGATATGAAATTTAAAGGCGCTCCAATGAAAGGCAACACAGCAGCAACATCACCCAGTTGCCCTATCCCTTGCAGTGCCGCTGTCACGTAATTACCCTCGTCAAAGTTCTTTTTTAGACTGGGCGACATTTCTTCAGAAGCGAACATTTCTTCGATGGTGGCGTCATATTCTGGAAAGTCTGGATATTCTCCAATATTTTCTGCTGTAGCAGCTCCGGGCACGAAACCGCCTGCAATGTTTATTGACTGCGCAGGGGAAAGCTTGTATTCGGATTCTTCTACAAAACCATACGGGGTGCGGACCATGCCCTCTGGGGCGTAAGTGTTACCCCCAAACAAGCCGGTTTTTTTCTCCTCTTCAGGCTCCATCGATTCAATAGATCTGGAGGTGTACGCTGTATTGCCAGAGCCTTTACCGGCCTTTGCAATCTTAGGTATGACTTGGGCTGCGAGTAAATTGACTGCCATTACATATTCTCAATTTTCACTAGGGCTTCATAACAATCCCAGTTCTTACGCATAATAACCAGCCAATCATCAAAAGTCATCACCGCCGTAAGGTCATTATCACGGGGCAGCGCAGGGTTAATCGCGTACATGGGGATGCACACGCGGGACTGCTTGTTGTTGAACTTGTAGATGAGAACCGGGATGTCATTGCCACAGGCGGCTTTGACCTGCTTCCACCACTCAGGCTTCCACCACCACCCCTCCTTGTACGCTTTGCACTCGATGGCGTGGTACGGGATCTTGATGTCGGCGAGGTCGGCAGTCTGGTATTGGTCCAAGTTTCGTTTGCAGGTAATGTCGAAACCGCAGCCGGAAAAGAAAGTGTTTAGCTTCTTGCAGATGTCGCGTTCATACGCGGCCCCCTTGTTGCGAGAATCAACCATGAGCAGTACCAGTAAAGTTTGAGTAATTCTGTTGCAAATAGGGGTCCCATGCAAGAGAATCTCAAACGGGGGTCCCTTACTCTCACTCCTCCGGGCGACCTCTCCTCCCTTAATCGCCCACCAAGGGACCCCCTTTTTGCCTTCTCTAATTTTTTTATACTGAATGTGGCGAACCGGGTTTTACCCTTACCGCAACGCCGCCGCCGCCTTTTAGGGGGGGTCGCCCCCAGCTTTTGATCTAGGGTTGAACCCTAAAAAACCAACCCATAGGGGTCCAGAAAACTATTATGCCTCTCCTGTGAGCACAGGGTCGCAAAGAATTCGCGGGGGTATCCCCCTCGATTCTCCTGTCATGACGGGTAATGACCTTTAAAGTCAATGACTTAGAGGCGAAAGCTCGAAGGGTTCTATTTAGCCAGCGAAATGGGGCAAGAGTCTGGGAGAGGCCTCTTTCCCAGTTATCTGCAAAGACTATCGCAAACCGATTATCCATTGATAAAACCAATCATACATCATTGTCTTTCAAATCTTCCGACACGCCCAACAATTCGTTCAGCCGAGACTTGATATCAGTCTTCGTCATGCTGTCGAGGTTGGCATTGATATTGAGATTCTGGCTGCGTTGTATCGTCAAGCCAGCTAACTGGTTCAACTCCTTCACCGCGCTTACAGCAGCGTTGTACGCCCCGCTCTCGAACGCTGTCTCTGCGATACGCCATAACATTGATCCTGTCTTCTCTGGTGTAATGGCGAACTTCTGCCGCAGCTCTTCCTGCTCAGCTCTGATCGCCTTCACTACGTTAGGATGATCACGCCCGTTCATCAGCTTCGATGCGCTCATCGACGGGAAGCTAAACCCCCCTCTCCGCGCAGCCTCCGTTTGCGCACACCCACCCTTCGTGTAGTGCCAGACGAACGCCGCCTGCATTTCCGTCAGCCCAAACTCGTCATCCTGCTCGAACTGAACTGGTGCTGCCGCCAGTTGTGGTCGTTCCTTCTTTGGTCTGCCTCTGTCCGCCATCGTGCCTCCATCTGATTGAATATCTCCCGCGCCCCAGCTTCCAGCTCCTGCGCGATGTCGTAAGCGTCCCGCTCCGCGTTATTGAGCTGCCGCCATCTTCGATAGTTTTCTTCCCGCGTCTGATCGAAGCTCCACTCGAATCTGTAGTCTACCATCATCAGTCCTCCACCAAGCCAAGTGTGTCGAGTGTAGTGTATAGCGCTTTACCTTCTACCAATTACGCGCCATGTAAATACTGTGCTCTGCCGTTTACACTGTTCACTTATTTAATATTATATATACTATACCCTACACACCCTATAACAATAACAACAGTATAAACAAGAGCTTACGCATCATTCAATATAGGGTACAGGGCAGCATTTTTTTTACCTCACTCTCATAATGATAGATCTGCCCGTTTACATGAACTCCCACCGGCCCGTGTATGAGTGTGGTTCCCACACTCGTTCCGCTAATCCCACCCCTTCGGGGAGAAACCAAATGAGTCTGACTTGTCGTCTTCGATGGCTGAGTAGCATAGGTCGTAGATCTTTTTGCCCGAGCTTCTGCGTGGTTCTTTCCCGCGCTCGCTCAAAATTCTTGCAGCATCTTTGAAGTCAGCCATGCGCGGATTGTTCACCCCCAAGTCCCTCAACAGCTTGGTCATCTGTACTGGCTTAGTGTTGTCCGAGTCGAAGTCAACGTGCTCAAGAATAAGATCCTCGACGCTGCTCTGAGTCCTGTAAAGTTCGTTACTCTCCTGCAGTTGCGCTCGCTCATCCGGGCTGAGAAACCAGTTCTGCTGACCTTCTCGATACATGGTTTCCTTAACCTCAGCCCAAAGCTGCTGCATGTCCACGCCATGGTTCACATCAATACCCGTGACCGGTATGACCCAGAACCTCCGGTTCCCAGTAGTATCGATCAAGAACTCACGCTCATTGACACTGGCGTAAAACGCTGTCCGCCGCTGGTATGTCGTGAACGCTCGATCATATGGCAGGCGCAGCTCGTCCACACGCTTCGTAACAAATGCTTTCAATTGATCCATATCAGAGCGTTTAAAGGTGGATTGAAGCTCGCCTAATTCCACCAACCAGTGGCTCACCGCTTGCTTCACGCTGTCTTTATCGGATGGGTTAAGCGTTGCACCCTCCAGCAACCAACCCTCGTCATAATCAGCCAGCCGCTTGAACCACAGCGTCTTACCCAGTCCCTGCGCCCCTTGGAAGACCAGTATGCCTTCTAGGCTGACACCATTTGGTTCACAAGCCGCTGCCACGCAACTGATCAACCACTTCTTCATCAGCATCTCTTTCAGAGACTTGTCAGCGCTCGTAATGCTGTCTAGGAACGCCTGCAGCCTGCTCTGCCCGTCCCATGGCCTTGATTCCATCCAATCCATCACTGGGTTATATTCTACCGCCAGCAGCTTTAAATAGTCTCGGACCTTCGTGTGCGGTATATTCATCTGAATACAGCGATCCTCTATCTCGATCAGCGCTGACTCATCCTGCATGTCTTGTATGAACTTTGAATCGGGCACCAAGATCTCCATACGCTTCTTGATGACATTGTATGCGCACTTGATGCCGTTCAGGGTCATAACGCCTTGCACGTTGCCCTTGGTGTTAAGATAACGGCCCCTTTCGTTACGGTTAAACTCGTACTCGGTAGGCACTGTCACCGGTTTCAGCTTGGGGATTAGCTCACCCTCCACCGCGTGGTCGTTGTAGTCTCCAATCTCTGTCGGTATGAGCACCTCGCTTTCAGCGCCCCGGCTTCGCACCGCTTGACTCGCTTCAACGGCTTTAACCTCGCCAGTCCTGCTCACGTCTTGGTCGGCGATAAAGACGTGCTTTGCGTTTGGAAAGTAATCGCTAATCGTCTCACCAACCGGCTTTAGATTGCCTGCATCGAAACAAACCACCACCGGCTGCGCCATGTCCTGAAAATAACTCGCCGCTGTCGCATAACCCTCAGCGTAATTGATAACCTTCGCATCCTGCAGCATGTGCTGGCCGAGAATAAAGAAGCTACCCTTCTTCTTGCTGCCCGTGAGGAATTTCTTACCGCCATCGTCATCGATATACTCCAGACCGACGATCTCAAGCTGCGCGTCCAGCAGAGGGATAATCAGCCTGCCGTCTTCATGCTGCCTGAGACCGTGGCTGAGCACCTGTTTACGCTCAAGGTATGGGTGCTTCTCGCATGGGCTGGACTTCTCCCAAATAGTCTGGGAAACCTTCGCCGCCTTGGTTTGCTTGTTCAACTGCTCGATCTTCGCCTCTTCTTGCAGCCGTCTTATTTCTGCCTTTTGATCTTCAGTCATCTCATATCGAGCGCCGTTATTGGGTCTCCACTGAGCCGTTGGATTGACGTGATCCAGCCGGTAATCACCGCACCGGCCATAAGGAACGCTTTGGTCTAACCACAACTGATACCAGCCTGTTAGTTTGCGCTTCCCTTCAACCTCCATATAAGCGCGACCGACTGAGCCATCACTAACCAACCCTTTTTGGGGGTCGATTGTCATGCCGTTACTGAGTAGAAAGTTTTCAAATTCTGATCGAGCATCAGCCGTAAGCGGCGTACTCTGGTTTTTTGAGGGCCTTGATACCTTGATTGCCATGGGTCTTTTTCCGCTTGTCTTTTTTAAATTAGGTGTGTACTATAGTGCACACTTTTACACAAAACAAGGGAAAGCAACATGGGAATGATAGCAAGCAGCAGTGGTGGTGGTGACTTCGAGGCGGTGCCAATCGGCACGCATCGAGCAATTTGTTACAAGCTGGCGGATGCAGGGACAAGGGATGAGAAGTTTAAAGACGAAGATGCCAAAAAGCGGCGTTCGATTTTTGTTTTCTTCGAGCTGCCGGATCTTCGTACCCAGAAGGACCAACCGTTCAGCATCTTCAAGCAGTATACATTATCTTTGAATGATAATTCTGCTTTGCACAAAGATTTAAAGTCATGGCGAGGCAAGTCCTTCACTGAGGCGGAGCTGAAGTCATTCGACATGGCCAACATTCTTGGGGTGAGCTGCGACCTTGAGGTTACACACACTGACGGTGGGCGAGCCAAGATTGTTGCAATTTTTAAACCAGATGGCGGCGCAAAGAAAGTTGCAACGGTGAACGATCAGGTCATGTTCGACCTAGAAGATTACCTCAAAGAATTTTCTGGTGAATCCTGCGACGAGAGTAAGAACGCCTGTGACATTTTTGCGGATTTGCCTGCGTTTATGTGCGAAATGATCGAGGGATCTTATGAGTTGGCGGCAGCTTACTCTAAAGGTCGAAAGGCTGAAGCGGGTGAGAGCAAAGGCGGTTTGGCTGCGATGGCAAAGGATCGCAAAACCGTTCCTGTCGCGGATTTTGAAGACGACGACATTCCGTTTTAATGGACGCTCGCAGAATGCTGGCCCGGCTTGAAAGGGCTTTAACCGAGCAGAAGGTGTCGGTCACTGAGTTTTTGTATCAGCACAACTTAGCGCCGTCCACTTACTATAAAATTAAAAAAGATAAACAGTGTACGCCAAAGCAGAACAAACTTTACTTGAGCGCTTTGAAAAAGTTTGAACCAAGTTTATCTGAAGCCATCACCGTGACGGTTGAGGATGTCGTCAACTCGCCGAGCCATTACAAGGTCGGTGCTGTCGAGTGCATCGACGTGATGGTTCAGCTTTACGGCTTGAAGCGGGTTGAGGAATACGCTGAGATCGCAGCATTTAAATACGCATGGCGTGAAGGGAGGAAGGGTGATTCTAAGACTGATAAAAGAAAAAAAATATGGTACACACGTTTTGCGATGGGCGACG